TTCCTGTTTAGGTTCCTGTTTAGGTTCCTGTGAAAGATTTAAACCTGTATTAATCTCTTCAGATTGAGGTTTTGAAGGTTCTTGTTTAGGTTCTTGTTTAGCTTTTTCTGATTTTTCTTCACTTTTAGTATCTTTCGCATACTTGCCTTCTTTTAAAAATTTATCTAAAAGATCTTTAAGTTCATCGTAAGATAGGTAGAAATCAGGTTCTAAAAACTCTTGAAGTTTATAACCGTTTTCAGTAATATCTTTTTCTGCTTCTTCTTTTGAATCATAAATTGCTGAAGGAGAATCCGCAAATTTAGAATTAGCATAAGTAACTATTTTATTATCACCCATTTTAGACTTAATTAAAAAATTATGCCCTTCCATAGGATTAAACACTTGAATAGGTTTCTCACCTAAAGCTTTCATTTGGTCTGTTTCAATCATCACTTCTTTTAACATATCAATCATAGCTTTAGACATATCGAATAAGAAAATTTTACCTTCATTTTCAGGATTAGCAGGATCTTTAATAACTTTAATGTTAGTAAAAAATCTATTTGATCTTCCTAAAAGTTTAGCTTTTTCTTTTTCTCCAGCATTCCAGAGTTCTAAAAATTTTTCGTTAAAAGGATCAGGTAATCCTATAGTAGCAGGAGACCATTCACTAACGTAAAATTGTTTCTTACCTCTATTCGCTGAAATCTTTTCCATTGAGATAAAAGGTACACCTTCAGGGTCCGGAATAAATCTAATGATAGCCGCTCCGTTACTATTTTCATCTTTAGAAAGAGTCCAAAATCTCGTATCTACTTCTTTTTTCTTATATGATTTCTTATCTCCAAAAGCATTTGGTTGTAATTTTGCTTGCATTGATTCCCATGAAAAATCCATTTAAATTCCTTTAATTTTTTACTTATGAGGAAACTTCCTCTAACCTACCGGTTCTTTAAAAAGCTAACTAGCTCTGACTTATTTTTATTGGCCTTACATAATAAATCTTATTAATGCCAATAGTGCTAATAACATATTTTATATAACTGTACTTAAGACAAATTTAAATATTTTATTAGTTAGAGTAACTCTATATTGTCCGTTTTTCTCTTTTATCATCAATTTGAAATCAATTTGAGGAAGAGTTAAGAAATTGTTGATAGGAATAGCAATTTCAAAATCATCACCTTTAACTAATTCAGGCTCTAATTTAATAGAATATGAATTTTCTTTAGAATTAAATTTATTCTTATTCCCTGTTCTAATATAAAAATTGTCACCTTCTTTTACTAAAAATAAATCTTTAAGAGTTTTAAAGACGTTAGCGCCTTTTCTAATTCTATTGATAGTATCAGTAGAGATATTTACTTCAATAACAGAATCAACAGCTAGAGTAGTTTCTACTTTGCTTGGATTAGTAGTAAAATCTTGTAAAGCGTCAGGATAGCTAGTTACAAATTGAATTTCACTATCTTCATCTTTAGCAATTATAGTATTATCTTCTAAAATAATCTTAGGATCATTTAATACAGTTAAAGCTCCTAAAAAGTTAGAAAGATCAAAAATTCCAAATTCTTCCCAACCTCCATCTTCATTTACGCTAAAATCAATAGTACCTATTATGTTTTTATTATAGTTTTGAATGGTAGTAATAGGATAAGTAATAATAGCAGAATTAGTAATTCCTGTTATACTCTGTAAAATTTGTAAAGTTTCTTTATTTAACAATTTATTCTCCTCGTAAGTAATATTATTATATGTAATTATTCTTAATTTTTTCTTTATTTAACCATTCTAGTACATATCAAAAAATCATTTTCAAATTCCTTAACTTCGTAGTCATAAATGCAATTAGGATCCTCATAGGATTTTAAATCGTCTAGAACATCGTCTACATATTCATCATCAACAATATTGATATACATATGCTCCCATTCTATTCCGTATTCTTTCTCTTTTACTTTTTTAATTATAATTTTCACTTATATCTCCTCATATCTATCTCTTTTTCGATAATAGTGTGATTCTCCTGATTATAGGCTGATAATCTCTCCCAAAAATGCTTCATAGAATAAGATTCTTTCGCGTATGGAAAATTATCCACAATATCAAAAATTCTAGCTTTAACTTTACCTTGTTTTTTTCTGAAAACTCTACCTAAACTTTGCAGAATGGTAACATAACTTTTAGTGCTACTTAATAATATGATATTTGTTAAGTTAGGAAGATTTATTCCTGTACTAAATACTTTATAATTAGCTATTATAACACCTTTTTCTAAGTTTTCAGTGTATAATCGTATCTCTTCTCTAATTTTACCTTTAGTTTTTCCATTAATCAAAAATACTTTATATTTTTTCATTGTTTCGATATCATTAGGCTTAACATCAATACCTGTAAGAGATCTAAAAGTATTTTCTCCGTGTTCGTTATGGGCATATAAACAAACAGTAAGGCCAGGTAATTTATCTAAAAAAGTTTTAATAAACCTCATTCGTGATTCTGATTGCTTAATAAATTTTACTTCATCCTGATATTTTAGTCCTGCTCGAAGACCATCCTGTCCTTTTTCATAATTTAAGAACATAGGCGTTATAGTGCTATCTGTTAGCAATCCTAAATCCATCAATTCTCTAGCAGTTACTATAAAATCCGGTTCGCCGAAAACTTGTTCGATCGCCATCCTATCTACGGTAACGATAGGTACACTACCTGTCATTCCTAATTTAATCTTAAACGGTTGTTCTAAAATTAGCTGCATGCTCTCTGCGGAGGATAAATGACATTCATCAGTTAATATAAAATCGTATTTTTTCATATTTTCTCTTACTTTAACAAGGCTTTGATACGTACCTATAATAAGAGGTTTATTTAGTTCTTTATCATTATTCTCTCCACCGATTAATTTTATATCCTCTAAAAAAGATTCAGGAGCGTTATAATCTTTAAAGTCTCCATACATCTGCATAGTAAGAGAAATAGTAGGAACTAAAAGAATTCCTTTTAGTTTTTTTTCGTAAAAAAATCTCATAGTTAAATAAGCTACTAGAGACTTTCCGGAGCCTGTACACATACTAGCTAGATAATTAGAATTTTCTATAAAATGAATTACAGCTTTTAATTGATATTTTCTAGGCTTAAAAGGTAGGGTGTTTATTATAGACTTTAATAACTTTTTATCCTCTTCAGAAATTTTATTAGGAGGTAGTAGAGAAGAAGAATCAAAAGATATATTATCTAATAATCTCTTTTTAAACCCTTTAGGTATTATGAAAAGAATTCCTCCTTCCATCCTTCTAGTCTCATAAAATCTAGTCCTTCCGTCCGAGGCTCCTGATTGAAATCTAGGTTCGTATTCGTGTCCTGGTCTAAGAGCTGATAATAAATTATCTAATTTTTTGATATCTTCACTCTTATTTGTAAAGATTTCTATATGATTTTCTAACTCTCTAATGGCTGTTATCTTATCCAATATTTACCTTTATATAAAATGTTGAGGATACATTTCTCTTATTTGTTTTTTAGTTATTGTAATCTCGTCGGAAATTTTTCTATCTATAATTCTAACACAATCTGTAGAATCTGTGATGGATAAGAAGATATCATCAATGTATAATAGGATCTCCATAAGATTTGAAAACTCTTTATGACTGCCGAAACTATACCAATCTTTAACATCTTCTACAGGAATATTAGATAATACTATTTCTAGAGTATTATACATTCCGTCTTGTTTAATATATATTTTTAAATCTTTCATAAAAAATAACTATTAAAAGGTAGCCATAATCTCTTTATTTCATTCATAATATTTTCGTATGGGTCATCTAGACCTTGTTCTCTAATTTGCTTGTCCATTAATTCGAATAAATCTTCATTCATTAATTATCCTTATGTTCACTCATATTTACATAATCCCAAAATTTTTGATTATCTTTTGAAGGCATTTTTAATTTCCTAATAGCTCTCTCATAAATCTTGATCACTTCTGATTTTTTCATTCCTAATTGCTTCGCAATATCGTCAAAACTCATTTATTTCCTTTAAAATAAGATATTGTGTGTAATGTAATAAGATGATGAAAATATTAAAATAGTAGATAATAAAACTATCAAAAATTTTACCACCTCTAACCAATATTCGTCAGGTTTATGAAACCACCATATCATCATCTCATATTTTAAAATAATTTTGTTTTTAAGAGTTGTAAATATTTTATTTTTCAAACTACTACCTCCTAATTCCTGCTTTTAGTAAGAAGATAAATTCTACCAAAAAAGTAAGATTAAGAATTAAATCACTCATAAAGCAACTTGCTTTATACGCTTTACAATCTCTATCTTCCATTTCCAATATTTCTCCTTCTAATTGTTATATTATAATATAATAAGACTTAAAAACATATTAATTAACAAACAAAATCTAATCCCATTTTATCTATTTTAAATTTTGTTTTCTTTTCACATAAAAAACAACTTTCAAATTTAAAATCTAATATTTCAGAATAATCAAAATTTTTTAATATATTGAAAGTGTGATTAGGTTCATATTCATAATGAATATAGCAAGCTGAAATTTTACCGTCTTGAGAAATATAAATTTTCTTATCTTCTAAAGATTTGCATTTAATTTCTCCCTCAGAAGGTTTATTATCAAATATCCATTTAATAGTTTTATCTCTAGTTTCTAAGGGTCTAATATCTTCATCATAATTTCTTTCCATATCATTAAAAAATCTATCTCCTTCCGAATCTACTCTATAATAATTGCTAAACGGAAATTTTTTTATATTGCATTCATCATCTTCATTATAACGAAATCTTATAAATTGACAATAATCTATAGGTTTAATAGATCTAACAGCTTCAGCATTTTCTAAAATTTTCTGAAGAGAACTTCCAACCCTATATTTTTCGTGAAGTTCCTGAGTACTTCCGCAAATAGTAAAATGAACCTGATCGCTATCATCTAAAATTTTCGCTACTTCTTTCCAAAACTCTACATCTCTTGTACTTCCATTAGTAAATAGTTCTATATAAATTTTGCGAGACTTTAAATATTTTAAATAATCTAAAAATTCAGGATAAAGAGTAGGTTCAGAAACCTGCCCAGCCAAAAAAGTTCTTTTAAGATTAGGAAACTGATCTAATTGTTTTATTATTTCATCTAAAGGTCTTATATTTTTATGAACCATATGTTGAGCGTGTGTATAGTTTCTTGAACAAAGAGGACAAGATAAATTACAAACTCCGGTTAAATCCATTTCAAACTCTTCGAAATAATTTTTATTTATTAACATATAACTCCTCTTCGGATTCTTCATCCTCACCTTCAGCAATTCTATATATTTTACTTTCTCTTAAAATCTTAGAATTATTTACAGAACACTCCCAGCAATGAGAATCTCCATAAATTTTTTCTAATGAACATAAATTAACGTTACCTTTAAAGTCTATCATTCTAAAACCGTATCTTAAAGAAGGACAATCTATATTATCGTCTAATCTATCTAATTTTTTATAAACGTCTTGAAGGTTTTTAGGAAGATGTATTCCTGGTATATTAGGACTATTAAAATGTTCTTGAAAAGGTAAAGTATAAAAGAAATGAGTATTAAATTTCTTTTGATATTTTTTATAATTTTTATTAAAATCTTCTTGATTATAATCAAATATAATATATGTTAATATCTCTTTTCTTGAATATTTTTTAACTATCTCTACTCTTCTAAGAACTGTTTCTAAATCAGACCCTATTCTATATTTTTCGTGAAGTTCCTGAGTACTTCCGCAAATAGTAAAATAAATATGTCCTTCTAATTTTTGAAATTTAATGGCTAACTTTTTATACCATACATCATTTCTCAAGTCACCATTGATAAATAAAGAAACTTCTATTTTTCTCTTCGCTAAATAATCTAATAAATCAAATAACCTATCATAACTTGCTGGCTCAGAAATAGCTCCGGCTAAAGTTACATATTTTAATTTAGGAAAAGAATCTAATTGATTAATTAGATCTTCAAAATCTCTTTGCTCTATTTTAGAATTTCCTTTTAGTTCAGGGTGAGTATTTCTCAGGCAAAGAGGACATTTTAAATTACAATAATTAGTTAGTTCTAATTCCAATCTTATGATTTCATTATTAAATATATATGATACTTCCAAAATCTTTCTCTTTCATTAATCTTTTTAAAGATTTTTTAGTTATGTTTTTAAACTTTTTAAAAGATGTTAATAGTTTAATTCTATTAATAGAACTAAGAGTACTATCGAGTCCACCATCTGCTTTTGTTGCTGCTACTACGTTTATAGGTAGATGAGAATTCTGATTCATAAAATATTCAAAGTTTTTAAAATTTATATCATCTACAACTATCATATAATCTATATTTGGATGATTGAACTCCTCTACCGTATTGGTAAGATCTTCAGAACAATGATATAATATATAATCAAATTTTGAAGCTATGTCCGGATACCTATCAAGTAAAAGACCATTAGTATTTAAAGAAATAGATTTGGATATAGGTTTAAGATAATCTAAAATATAGATTAGGTTTCTTTCCTCCATCATACCTAATTCCCCGCCACTTAATGTGATATTATAATTTTTATAATTATTTTTAATATATTCTAATTTGTCCTTCACTTTACTCATATCTAATTTATTTTTATTATGAGTATCTACCGCACAAAAAGGACAATTCCAATTACACTCATAAGTAACTATAAGTTCTATTTCTTTTTCTTGAGCTTCAATCATGTATTAATAAATATCCCTAATTCTGTTTTCTTAATATTGATATGATTTTCATATTTTTTAATAAATTTTAAAAATCTACCGATCCCTAAAGCTTCGCTCTTTTTAGTGTTAGCGTTAACTACAAATTTTATATCAGGATATGCTTTAAAATATTTTAATATGTTTTTATAATCTTCTTCTCGAGCTATAACTAAGACGTAATATAAATCAAAACTCGTATCTAAAAAGTTAGGAAATTCTATCTCTTTATCTTCTCTCATATCTTCAACACAATGATAGAGAACTTCCTTAAAATTATGTAGGAGGTGAGGATATTTCTTCAGAAATAATCCATTAGTTAATAAATCCATAATTATGTTCTTCGAATTTAATAAGTTTATAACTTTAGTTATCTCATCTCTAGATAACATTCCAGGTTCACCACCTCCGAGAGTAACAGAAGTACCGTTTGGAAGATTCTCTAATTCTTGTATAAGATCTTCAAATTTCTTTCTAGGTCTTTTATGAGTATCTACTATACAATATTTACAATTCCAATTACATTCCCAAGTTAAATTTATTTCGTAACCATCTGATAAAGAAGAGATTTCTTCTAAATTTACCTGCATTTAAATTCCATTACATTTTCGATTTTCTTTCCTTTTATAGGATAAACATCCTGGATATCTTTAATATCGTTTTCTACTCCATCACAAATCTTAAAAAATTTACATTCGAAACATTTTTTCGGCTTATAATAAGTGTAGTTTCTTTTATTAAAAGCTTCATTAAAAGCTTTCTCTAAGGTGAATTTTTTAGGTTCTTTTAAATCGTAAATCAAAATATTCCAATCTTTCAAATCAAAAATATGTTGATAAGTATTACAAACGTATCTTTCATATCCTTCCATAAAACAATAGGGAATATACCTTACATTAATCTCTATATTTGAATTTTCTAAAATATCTATAGATTGTTTAATGTATGTTGATAATTCTCCATATTTTTCAGGTTTAGAGTTTTTAGCGTCATCCCAGTAGTTAAGAGGTAAATAATTTAATTGAGATGGATTTAAGTCTTTTATTAGATTAGAATACGTTTTTAAATTTTTCATGTTCTTAGAAGTTACCGTACAATTAATCCTAACATCAATACCAATCTCTTGACATGCTCTAATAGCACTTATAATGTCTTTAAAAGCACCTTTATGACCGACTATCTCATCATGAGATTTTTCATCATAGCCGTGAAGAGAAAATAATACCTCTTTTAATCCTTTTTCTAAGGATTTTTTAGTAAAATTTTTTGATTTTAATTTTGAACCGTTACTTAGACAAGACACTCTCTCAAAATTCTCATTACAATATTCTAAAATTTCGAACCATTTCGAATGAATAGTAGATTCTCCTCCTGAGAGATCCACTTCTTTCATTCCTGATTCTTTTAAGATTTGTACTCTTTTTTTAATTTCCTCTAAAGGAAGTTCAGGATCTTTAAGATTATTTTTATAATAACAAAAGAAGCAATTATAATTACACTTCAATCCTGTATCGAGCTTAGCTCTTAAATTATATTGTAGGTCTGGTATTAAATTAGGTCTTGAAAATTTATTATAGTTCATGGTCCTCCATTTTAATATTTATAGTAACTTAGTAAGATTTTATCAATTTCTTTTTTATCTGCTTCTTCAGGCAATTTAGATCTCAATAATAAAACATCTACATTTTCTAAAATCTGCTGAATCAATTCTACAACATCCTCATAGCTTTGTTTACCTTCTTTAATAGATTTGATAAATTCTTTATTATTTAAAGGAAATTTAATAAAATTAGTTTCTAAAAGTTCTTCAACTTCATAAGCTACTCGATAGGCGTGTGATAATGCTTTAAAATCTGTTTTAGAATCCGTACTAGCGATAGTTTTTGTTCTGTTACCGAACTGATTATATAATTGATTGATTCTTGTTGTAAAATATTCTAAAGTCACGTTACCGTGAAATAATTTACCAAGAATAGAAACATAATCCCAAATTTCATTGTTAGATCCTTGCGCTTTAACAAATTTGATGTATTTTGTGTTATTTTCTTTAATATAATTTTTAACATCATCAAATAAATTTTCTAATTTGATAGATTTATCTTTGTCAATCGAATTTAACCATTTAACAAAACTATCTAATTCATTATATCTAGCTCCCTTAATTCCGAACTTTTTAGTTTGACCTAAAGCGTACCCGATAAAAGATTTCATATTTTTATTTAAAAATAATTTATAATTATCTTTAATGAGTTTAGATTCAGGTGTTTCGTAAATGATAGTATCTTTTCTAAACATACTAAAAAGAACATCTACGGCACCTGTTTCGGATTTAGATAGCTGATTAAAATAATTATGAATGCTATGCAAAGTAATATCTACATCTTCTTTAGAATTCTTAACATTTGTTTTATTTGTGCTAAGATCTATAGAAGATTTATCTCTTTTTAATAAAACGTCTTCTACAGAAGGAATAAAAATTCCTTTATAATCCGTATCAGAATTTTCATTATCTGTACCGTATAATTTAGAACCGCTCATTGTAGTATAGATAATTTTAATATTATGTTGTTTTTCAATTTCTCTAATTTTTTCTAAATTCATCTTTCTATCCTTTTATAACATATTATATTATAATAAGACTTAAAGTATGATTAAAGTACGATTAGAGTAATGATTAATATGTTATTAAGGATTATTATTATATAATATAAGATATAAAGGAGAGTAAATGCAAGAAAGAATTAAAAAAGAAATTAATAATATTTTATATAATAAACATAATAAATTAAATTTTTTACCTATCGATTGCTATCAAAAAGCATTAAAAGCTAGATATGCATTAGATAAGGAACCTTCAGAGGAGTATGATTTAATAAGAGATTTTCTTTTAATAGAAGAAAATAAAGAGCCAGGATTTTCAAGATTTGGAGTTAAATTTCAATATCTTAAAAAAGAATTCTCTAAAAGAATTAAAAATTATAAGTTCGATAAAACTACTTTAGAGGTTATGAATATCCTATCATCTTTCTCTAAAAATAGTTCTATGGTCGGAGGTTCTGTTAGAGATATTATACTAAAAAAGAAACCAAAAGATTTTGATTTCGTGACAGATATAAATTATGATAGGATTAAAAATATTTTTAAAGAACATGACTTTCAGGTTAAAGAAGTAGGGAAGCAATTTTTGGTAGTTATAGTCTCTAAAAACGGTATGGATTATGAGATTGCAAATTTTAGAAAAGATGGTACCTATAAAGACGGTAGAAGACCCGAATCGGTAAAAATCGGAACTATTTTTGATGATGCTAAAAGAAGAGATTTTACTATTAATGCTATCTATTATAATTTATTAAGTAAAGAAATCATAGATCCTAATTTAGAAGGCGTTTTTGATATCGAAAATAAAATTCTTAAATTTATTGGTAATCCGGAAGATAGAATTAAAGAGGATTATCTTAGAGTTATTAGATTTTATAGATTTATTAGTAAAACGAAATTTACTCCTGATAAAAGATCCTTAAAAGAAGTTAGAAGAAATTTTGAAGATGCTCAGAAAAAAGTATCTTCTGAAAGGTTTAGGAATGAAATTGAGAGAATTATTGGATTGGAAAGATTATAGATTTTAAGATATCTATAATCTCATCCTCCTCCTCCAAAATTAGAGAATCAAAATCCTCTTCTATATCTTTCCATCTATAATAAAGACCTCTATCTTCTTTCCAATAATCTATATTATAAAATTCTATTTCTTTATTAAAATATTTACACTCAACTAGGAATCTAGGCGAGCAATCAAATTTTCTAGATACAGGAGTATAAACATACTTATTAAATTTTTCAAAAATATTTAAAATAGGTAAATCTTCTTTTTTTACTTTTAGGGAATTTTCTGTATCATAGTCAGTATCTCTACAATTTTCGGTAGCATAAATTAATACTCTATTTTCAGATTTAACAGGTTTCTTCAATTTTTTCAATAATAATTTTTTCTTATAGTTAAAAGATTTAGGAGGAACTTTATCATATACTCTATAATCTAATAGAACCGTGGCTTCATCTTGCTCTAAGATACTAAAGTCTCCGCAAGCGAAACATAAGATTTTCTTATATAATATATTAGATCTCTTAATATTTTTCCATGAACCATCTACAAAAAAAATATTATTGGTTTTAACTAAAGTAGGTTTTACTGAAAAGATAGTATTTGATAAAATATCTCTTATCTCATCTCTTTCAAAATCATATTTAGATTCTATGATTTCTTTATAATTTTTAATATTTTCAGGAATAAGAATTTTTACGTTGAAGTGATTTTTTAGGATATAATAATATTCTATACACTCGAAAAGATGTCCCGAAACTCCGTGTGTAAAATTTCCCCAAGAAAAAGTTAAAAGGATATCACTATTGTCATTAATTATCATTCAGGATGCCTTGAATTATTTTATCATCTTTAGTCAATTTATATTCTTCTAAATTTCCATTCAAACAATCTTCATATCTCAAAACCGCCGAGTCTATTACTTTTATTTCATTTACGAACTCTAACTCTCTTTCATAAAAGAAACATTCAACTATGAATCTATTATTTACATCTAAATAATTATGAATATATTTAAACTTTTCATATTCTTTAAAAATGTTGAAAAATTCATTAGGTTTCTTTTTATCAACATTTTTAGGAAGATTTTTTAAGTTTCCTGCAGAAATAAATTCTTTTCCGTTCTTAGGATTTTCAAAAGGTTTAAAAATATTAAAGTTAAATTTTAGGATATTATATATATCATAGGATTGATAATCGTAACTTCCATAATAGAAGATTTTTTTAATTTTAGATTTAAAAAGATTGCCTCTCTCATTTACGAAAGCGTAAATATCGTTCTTAAGAAAGGGAGATATTTTATTAAAAGTTCTTATATCCAATATTAGGTTTTTATATCCTTGCGAATTATAAATTTCTCTTATATTATTAATAGGTATAATTTTTTCTAATATTTCTTCATTGAAATTGTATTTATTTTTAAAGATATTTTTTACAAACTCTAAATCCTCTTTAGAAATATCATAAATATAAAAATAAGTATCTCTATAATTGTTTAGAAATTCAAAATATTCAAAACAATAAAAAAGAGTTCCATTTATTTTTTTATCTTTTATAAAATAGTAATAAACTGAATTATGTAATTTTTCTTTCAATTTGATCTAATTCTTCTTTATCTTTTTCATCGGCATATTTTAAGCTATTAATAACGTCATCGAATTCAATCTTAGCAGATTTAACTACTCCTAATTTATCTTTAGCAATTAGGAATTTTTCTAAAACATCTATAAGATCTTCATCTCCTGTCTCTAAAATTTCTAAGTATTTTTCTTCTTTATTATCTTCAGTAATGAAAAAACCTCTAGAATTTAGAATATTATTATTTTCAATAAATTCTATATAATATACCAAATCGGAAGTATGAACTACTCCGTCTAATTTCTGTCTCGCTTTCTTAGCAATTTCTACTTTATTTTTATCTTTTAGATTAATACCGTAGTAAGTGCTTTCACCTAATTCTACTTTTCCATTTTTATTGATAGTAATAGTTTTTTCATCTATATTTAAATTAATAAACTTATTAATCTTCTCATCGTTAATTTCTAAAACGTTAACAGGATTTAATTCTTTTGATTCTTTAGGTGTTATTGGTCTTAGAATAGTTATCGCATCTTTATATCTTGAAACTTCATAAAATTTATTCATTTTTATCCTTTAATTTTTCTTCTAATTTTGTGATTTTTTCTTCTAATTCTTGAATAGATCTAATCATAGGACCTATTAGTTCATAATAATTAACACTCATATAATCTTCTGAATAATTTAAGATATTATAATTTTTTGAATTATGTCCTTGTTTTTCTATATAGTCTTCAATATCTTGAGCCATAACCCCAAAATACATTTTAGAACTATCACCTTTAAAGTCTACTAAATCTTCTATATTAGTTACGTAATTATATTTTGCAGGATTTAAACTTAATATAAAATTTAATCCCCATTGTGAGTAATCTTTTTTCATAATTTAATTATAGTATAAAAATCTTAAAACAATATAAATAAAATAAAAAGGAATTCTATGGGATTTTCTTCATTTAAAAATAAAAAAAATAAATCCGAGATTGAATTAGAATTAAAAATTTTAAAAGAATCTCTAAATGAATCCGAACTCACTGCAGGCGATTATAAAGTTCTCGAGAAGAAAATTTTAAAATTAGAATCGGAATTAGAAAAGTTAGAGCTAGAATTAGAGGCTACTGTAACGAGTGATATAGCTACTACACAAACTAATCTCTTTGCTAATTGTACAGGAAAAGAAGATTGTGAGTGTGGAAAATGTCAACTCTTAAGAAAGAAAAAATTGCAAGAATCTAAAGAATTTTCACCGTTTGCTAACATTTTCGGAGCTTAATAAATGAAATATGAAGAAGTTGAAGGAACTTTATTTTTTAATAGTTCTAGAACTTATACTTTATCGGTATTAAATGCTTTTAGTAAAATTAAACATTATGTAAAGAAAGATAATGGAGATTTAGGTGAAGAAATAATACCTATTCAATTTGGTAATTATGAAAAAAGCATAGCCTTAGAAGATATAGGTGATAAAGATTTTTCTAACTGGAATATTGTACCGAGAATGATATTAAGCTTCGAAGGAATGAGTAAAGCAGTAGATAGAACTTTGAATAAAGATCATAAATTATCTTTCAAGGTAAATATTGACGGAAAAGATACGTTAAGATATTCCCTAAATAGTGTTCCTTATGACTTTCAATTTAAACTTTTAATCCAATCTAGAGGTATGAATGAAGCCTTTCAAATAGTAGAACAAATTTTACCTAATTTTAGACCTTCCTTACCTATAGAGGTGAAAGAGTCTCCTCTATTTGAAGAAACGACAAAAACTCAATTATTGATTTCAGATCCGGCTTTCGAAATTTTAGAAGAGTTTGAAGAAGAGGATATAAACATTATTAATATTTCTTTCGATTTAACGCTAAGAGGTAATTTATATCTACCTATAAGTTTAATAGCACCTATAGAGGTAGTAAAAATGTTTTATTATTTAATAGATAAAAATAATATAAAAGAATCTAAATTAGCTACAGAGTATAACTGGGACGTTTCTGACGGAAAGATTGAAAATGAATCTATAAAAATTTACGAGAGTAAATCTAATATACAAATTATAAAGGAATAAAATGGCGACTACAGGCTTAATACAGAGAAGAGATATTAAATCGGCATTAATTGCAGGACAACCTTCAGCAGGCTCAGGAGGAGACTGGTCAGGACCTGTCATAAATGGTGAGATTGTTTTTGCTACGGATACTAAAGAATTCGGATTCTTAGACACTTCAGGAAATTTAAAATGGGTTTCTGTAGAAGATATTGGCGGCGGAGTACCGATTGGCGGAGTTACAGGTCAGGTACTAACGAAGCTTTCAGATATAGATAGAGATGCCGCTTGGCAAGATTTAGACTTTGTTAAAGATTTAAACTTTATTAAAGATGGAGATGGATATAGAATAAAGGATCGTAG